ACAGGAGACTACATAATGTACTTAACATACGACTACCCAAGCCAGTTTAAAACTACAGTAATTGCTACAACCAAACGCACTCTTAAAGCTGTAGCTAAGTTTTTATCTGATATAGGTGCATCTATTGCAAGAGCACAGCAGATGAGAGCAGACTATTACTTACTGAATAACATGAGTGACAAACAGCTTAAAGATATTGGTGTTACCCGTGGTGAGATCAAGCAACGGTTCTACGGAACAGACAGTGAAACATAAGAAAGTAGTGTAATGGCACGACAACTTACAGAGAATCAAGTTAAGTTCTTAGAGGTACTCTTCGATGAGGCTGGCGGTGACGTAGTGAAAGCTAAGAAGCTTGCTGGCTACAGCGATAACACGCCTACGAGGCTTATCATTGATTCTCTTAAGGATGAGATCTTCGAGGGTACTAAGACGTACATGGCACGTATTGGACCTAAGGCAGCTGTAGCGTTTGGTCAGGCTCTTATTGACCCTACAGAGCTAGGTGTAAAAGAGAAGATGGCTGCAGCCAAAGAAGTACTTGATCGTGCAGGTATTGTAAAGACGGAGCGTGTGGAGGTACAAGCCTCAGGTGGTTTGTTTATCCTCCCACCTAAAGAGCAAGATGATACGAGTAACTAAGACTAAAGAACGTGAGAGCATAGGCTACTGGATGTTGCCTAAGCCTGACTTTAAAGTAAAGAGATGGGAGAGAATCCCACGATTATCGCCTCAAGTACCATTTGGTTACGAGATAGACCCGGATGATGAGGACTGGCTTAAACCTATTACTAAAGAATTAGAGCTTTTAGTACTTGCAAAGAAGCATCTAAAGCAGTATAGTTACAGGGAAGTCAGTGCTTGGCTATCAACACAGTCAGGCAGGTATATCTCACACATGGGGTTGAAAAAGCGTATAGATGTCGAAAGAAAACGTAAGTCACTTGCTGCAATTAAACGCAAGCTTGCCCAGCGGCTCGAAAAAGCGCTCAGGCAGTACGAGATCCTCGAAAAAGAAAGACTCGGTTACTACACCTACGAAGAAGACGAACAAGACAGCAGTACCCGCCCAAGTTAAACCTGCAGAGTTTGACCCTATTGCTGCTCAAGAGGTGGTCTTTCAGCCTAACCCTGGGCCTCAGACACAATATCTAGCCTCTGCAGAGCGTGAGGTACTATATGGAGGCGCAGCTGGCGGAGGTAAATCGTATGCCACACTAGCAGATCCGCTACGTGACTTGAATAACCCAGACTTTAGTGGCCTACTTGTACGTCACACTACAGAAGAACTTAGGGAACTCATACAGAAAAGCCAAGACCTGTACCCTAAAGCAATACCCGGTATAAAGTGGTCTGAACGCAAATCTCAGTGGACCACACCCCGAGGAGGGCGTCTTTGGATGTCCTACCTCGACAAAGACACAGACGTTATGCGCTACCAAGGGCAGGCGTTTAACTACGTAGCCTTCGATGAGCTTACGCAATGGCAGTCACCCTATGGGTGGAACTACATGCGGTCTCGATTACGTAGTAGTTCCAAGGAGTTAGGCCTCTATATGAGGGCTACAACCAACCCTGGTGGTCCAGGCCACTCTTGGGTCAAGAAAATGTTTATTGATCCTGCCCCGTCTAACACGCCTTTCTGGGCTACAGACATTGAGACAGGTGAAACGCTTACCTACCCTAAGGGTCACAGTAGAGAAGGTGATCCACTGTTTAAACGTAGGTTTATACCTGCAAGCCTATTCGATAACCCTCACCTAGCTGAGAGTGGCGACTATGAAGCGATGCTTCTGTCTCTACCTGAGCATCAAAGGAAGCAACTACTTGAGGGTAACTGGGATGTCAACGAAGGTGCAGCCTTCCCTGAGTTCAACAGGAACATACACGTAGTTGAACCCTTTGATATACCAGACTCTTGGACTAAGTTCAGGGCGTGTGACTACGGGTATGGCTCCTTTACGGGGGTTGTGTGGTTAGCAGTAACACCTTCAGAGCAACTCATAGTTTATAGAGAGTTGTACTGCTCTAAGGTTACAGCTACAGACTTAGCTGATATGATCTTAGAAGCTGAAGCTAGGGATGGTACTATACGCTACGGGGTGCTTGACTCCTCACTATGGCATAACCGTGGTGATACTGGTCCTTCACTAGCTGAGCAGATGAACATGAAGGGATGTCGCTGGCGTCCTTCAGATAGATCAAAAGGCTCACGTATATCTGGTAAGAACGAACTACACCGCAGACTACAGGTAGATGAATACACAGAGGAACCTAGGTTAGTATTCTTTTCTACGTGTACCAACACAATAGCACAACTACCGTCTATCCCACTGGACAAAAGAAACCCAGAAGATGTAGATACTAATGCAGAAGACCACTTGTATGATGCGTTACGTTATGGTATAATGACAAGACCACGTAGTTCTCTATGGGATTACAATCCAGCTAAAGATCAACGTTCTGGATTTCAAGCTTCAGACTCAACATTCGGGTATTAAAATATGGCAGACATTGAAGACGTAAACTTCGACACAGATGAAGTAGTAGCAGCTGAAAACGGCAGCGATAAACTCTTTGAGTCTGTTAATAGCGTAGTTAGCTTCGTTAAGGATCGCTTCGGACGTGCAGAGGATGCTCGACTTGTAGATGAAGAGCGTTGGTTACGTGCTTATCGTAACTACCGTGGGCTTTACAGTTCAGACGTACAGTTCACTGACACAGAGAAGTCACGTGTATTTGTTAAGGTAACTAAGACTAAAACACTTGCAGCCTACGGACAGATCGTAGACGTACTCTTCGGTAACAACAAGTTCCCTCTTGCAGTAGACCCTACTGTACTACCAGACGGTGTAGCTGAAGCTGTACATATTAACGTAGATCCTAATGCCGATAAGGCGGGTGAAGGTGGAAGGGCTGTCACAGAGAACGTAGCAGCCCCTACAGCGCTGTTAGGCGATGACGGTAAGCTACTACCCGGAGAAACGATCATTGATCTACAGGAGCGCTTAGCGGGTCTCAAGACTAAGTTGTCTCCTGTTAGCGATAAGATCATCGAAGGTGACGGTACTACTCCTACTACAGTGTCATTCCATCCTGCGATGGTAGCAGCTAAGAAGATGGAGAAGAAGATCCACGATCAGCTTAATGAGAGTGGTGCATCCAAGCATCTGCGCTCAATGGCTTTCGAGATGGCGTTGCTTGGTACAGGCGTAATGAAGGGTCCATTCGCTGTAGATAAAGAGTACCCTAGCTGGGGTGAAGACGGTGAGTACTCCCCTCTCGTTAAGACTGTCCCTGAGTGTAACCACGTATCTGTATGGAACTTCTACCCTGACCCTGAGTCTACCTCAATGGATGACGCAGAGTACGTAGTTGAGCGTCACAAGATGTCACGCAATCAGCTGCGCTCTTTGAAGGGACGCCCTTACTTCCGTGATGATTCTATTGAGAACGCTATCGCTCAAAGCCCCGACTACGTGCGTAAGCACTGGGAAATGAAGATGGAAGACGATGACATCTCTGCTCAGTCTGAGCGCTGGGAAGTTATGGAGTTCTGGGGTTTCGTTGATGTAGACATCCTAGAAGACAATGGCGTTAAGATCCCTAAAGAGTTACGTGATCTAAACGAAGTAAGCTGTAACATCTGGGTATGTAACGGTGAAGTACTACGTATGGTACTTAACCCCTTCAAACCAGCACGTATTCCTTACTACTCCACTCCTTACGAGCACAATCCATATAGCTTCTTTGGTGTAGGTATCGCTGAGAATATGGATGATACGCAGACCTTGATGAATGGTTTTATGCGTATGGCTATTGACAATGCTGCACTTTCTGGTAACCTTATTATGGAAGTCGATGAGACTAACTTGGTTCCAGGTCAAGACATGAGTGTGTACCCTGGCAAGATCTTTAGGCGCCAAGGCGGTGCTCCGGGTCAGGCTATCTTTGGTACTAAGTTCCCTAACGTAGCACAAGAGAACATGCAACTCTTTGACAAGGCTCGTGTCTTGGCTGATGAGAGTACAGGCTTCCCTAGCTTCGCACACGGTCAGACGGGTGTCTCAGGCGTAGGGCGTACAGCTTCAGGTATCTCTATGCTTATGTCTGCAGCTAACGGTAGTATCCGTAGTGTAGTTAAGAACGTAGATGACTATCTGCTTGGCCCCCTAGGTAAAGCTTTCTTCTCGTTCAACATGCAGTTTGACTACGATGAAACTATCAAGGGTGACTTGGAAGTTAAAGCATCAGGTACTGAAAGCTTGATGTCTAACGAGGTACGCTCACAACGTCTGATGCAGTTCTTGCAGGTAGCGTCTAATCCTAACCTTGCACCATTCGCTAAGATGGATTACGTCATTCGTGAGATCGCTAAGTCTATGGACCTTGACCCAGACAAAGTGACTAATTCTATGCAGGACGCTGCTATTCAGGCTGAGCTATTTAAGAAGTTCCAAGAGCAGAACCCTCAGCCACCTCAACCGCAAGGCCCAGCGCCAGGACCAGAAGGTCAAGCACCAGCGGGAGCAAACGTACAAGACACTACAGGATCAGGTGGAGCGCAGATGGGTACAGGCACAGCGCCTCAACCCGGTGAGCAAGGATTTAGTGGGAACGTAGCCTAATGAGTGGTATCACTAGACTGTTAGCTAAAGAGCTTAGCTCTGCGCTGGGCATTACGGATAACCCTAAGTTCAATCCTATGTTTAAGCAGACTGATGAGGTTATGGCTGACGTAGCTGATCCTAGTGACCCTACTGTAGCTAGATTCTATAGCCCTCTTGAGAGTGCTCTTGATGAAGCGCCTATCGGTAAAGAAGGTACACGTGGTGAGAACGTAGAAGCGTTTGTACGTAAACGTGCTCCTAAGGTAAGTAAGGCTGAGATGGAGTTTCGTGGCTTGGGCTTAGAGCCTGGTGAGTTATATACAGCGGAGAGCGCTAAGGAGAGCCTAAAGGGTTTAAATATTAAAGCAGTTAAGAGAGGCCGAGAATATAGACTTGAACAGAGACAATCTAACTTAAAAGATAGACAGTTAGACTATGTAGAGTTGAGTATTGAAGCAGAGGAGAATCTTAACTATCCTCCTAACTATCATTATGGCTCTTCTAATTTAGCTCATACTAGATACAGTGTAAGGGAACCAAAGGAACTTAAAGAAAGTGGGAACTCTCTCTTTAGTAGTGATGCGATAGATACAGCTAAGAAACAAAATGATAAGTCAAGAGAGATACTGGTTTATATGCCTATCAATGACTTCTTAAAGGCTGCTAAAAGTATAGCTGGAGAGCCTCTTGAAGCCTCTCAATCAAAATTAAAAAACACTATGGGTCTACTAGAAAGCAACACTCCCTTTAGTTCTATACCTTCCCTGACCTTTAAGAACAATGGAGATGGAACAGGTAAAGTTGTTGGACACGAAGGTAGACATAGAGCTATGGCTATAAACGCATTAGGCTTAAATGAAAGAGGTACATCACAAATACCCGTTATACTAAGAAGTGAAGCGGGTGCGGGTCCGTCTATTCGCTGGGGCCAACAGAGTAACCCTGATAGCTTTGACTATGTAGATAAGCTTCCTACTAAATTAATATCAGAAGAAGGTAAGGATACTATATCTATTCCTGCTCGTGCTAGACCTGAAATTGTTAGAAGTGAAAATAAGCCATACATTCTAATTGAAGAACTGCAGTCTGATGTTATACAAAACACAGCAGAGAACGCCCAAGAGGCTGCGGCACGACATTCTCAAGTGCTTAAAGAAGATCTTAATATGGAATATAACGCTATTAGGTTTCAAATAAACGATAAAGGTAGCGGCTTTCCAGATAAGGTGGTAGATGATATTAAATATTACATAGAGGATGTAGTTATACCTACAAACCTCAACACTAAGCTATCTGATTCTGATAAGATAAAAATTTATCAGGAAGCATTAAAGCGTATAGATGCAGATCAAGATATAATTGAAGGCGTAGGAAAAGCAGGAGATGTATTCCCCACTGTAAATGGTATACTACAAAGGGAGTTCGATGAGTTTGATGATTTAATGGAAGAAATAGCGGATGACATTAATGACACTGTATCAATTTATATTCAAACAGCACTGTCTACGATTAGTAAAAAAGATCTCCCAGTACAAAGACTAACAGACACTATAC